AAAATACCAAATTACTAAAATTATGTATGATCCGGCCAAAGCTTTGCTCCTAAATAAATCCATGATAGATTACGGATTTGATACTCAAGAAGTTCGTCAAGGATTCAAAACCCTTGGTGGTCCAATGCAAAATATTAAAGAATTACTACTTGATGGAAAAGTTATTTATAACCAATCAAAATTATTTAGATGGTATTTAAACAATATCAAGTTAATCAAGGATAGAAATGACAATTGGATGCCACAGAAACAGACATTATCACGTAAGATTGATGGTTTTGCAGCATTACTTGATGCTCACGTTGATGTTGTAAACAAATTAGTAAGTAAACAAGGTAGTGATATTCAGTTCCTATCATTTGATTAAATAAAACATAGTAATAATTAAGGAGGTGATTGAATGGGCCTAATGAGTAGGTTCAAACAAATGTTCAAATCTAGTTCAGGTAAAAAATCATTTTCTGGTAAATCTTTTGATTTTTCAGACTGGTTTGGTAAAAATCTTAATGGATCTAAGCAGCATACTTTAGAGACCAATGAAACCATATTTAGTGTTATTACAAGACTATCCAATACTTTGGCGTCTTTGCCATTAAAAGAACTTCAAAAGCGTAAAGAAATTGATAATTCAGTCAGCAATCTTATAAAACACGTTCCCAATGAAAATATGACTGCCTATGATTTTATTAATCGCCTAGAAACTGATAGAAATACTTATGGCAATGGATATGCAATTATTGAAAGGAATTCTTATAACGTGCCACAAAGTTTAATTCCTATCAATCCACAAGATGTTCAGCCAGTAATAAATAGAGATGATAAGTCACTTTGGTATCATGTCACGTCAGCATTGTTTAATATTGATGCTTACGTATTCAGTCAAGATATGATCCATGTAAAACATATAACTGGTGCATCAAGATATTCAGGCATTTCACCACTTGATGTACTCAAAGGATCATTAGATTTTGATACCGCTGTTAAAGATTTTTCCCTTAGTGAGATGAAAAGAACAGATAGCTTCATTCTTAAATATGGATCTAATGTTTCTGAAGAAAAGAAGCAACAAATCATTAATATGTTTAAGAAATATTATGAATCAAATTCAGGAGTGTTATTCCAAGAACCCGGTGTTGAAATTGAAACAATTGAGCGTAATTTTGTATCTTCAGACTTGAAAAATGAAGATGATATTACTGATAAGAGAATTGCTAATGCCTTTAATGTTCCACTTCAATTTTTAAACGCCAGTAATGGAGGAACATTCAGTTCCAATGAGCAATTAATGACGCAATTTGTTCAAATGACGTTGACTCCAATCGTTCGGCAATATGAACAGGAATTTGAAAAGAAACTTTTAACTACCTCAGAATTAACTGCAGGTAGTTATTTTAAGTTCAATATGAATTCGTTACTACGTGGTGATATGCAAGCGAGAGCTAATTTTTATCAAATTATGCGTAGAAATGGGATTTATACGACTAACGACATCTTGGATTTGGAAGATTTACCTGAATCTAGTGATGGATATGCTGACAAGTTATTTGTGTCTGGTGATCTTTATCCAATTGATATGGATCCAACACAACGAAAGGGGGTGACAAAGAATGCCACAACAGAAGATTCCAAAGAAGTTCTGGGAAATGACCCAAACAAGCAATGATAGTGCTGATGTAAATATTGATGGTGAGATTGTTAGTTATAAGTGGGATGATTCCGATACTACTGGTGCTTCATTTAGAGATGACTTGAAGGAATTAGGGGATGTTAAGACTATTAATCTCCATATTAATTCTCCAGGCGGTTCAGTATTCGAAGGCATTTCAATTTACAATCAGCTAAAACAGAATAAGGCTACTGTTAATGTTTACGTTGATGGTTTAGCTGCATCAATTGCAAGTGTCATCGCTATGAGTGGTGACACTATTTTTATGCCTGAAAATTCAATGATGATGATTCATAATCCTTGGACTATGACGATGGGTAATGCTAAAGAATTAAGAAAACAGGCTGATGATCTTGACCGTGTTGGCCAACAATCAGTTAAAACTTATCTTGCAAAAGCTGATGGAAAAATTGATGAAACCAATTTGAAACAACTTATGGATGATGAGACTTGGCTATCAGCTGATGAGGCTGTTGGTTATGGACTTGCTGATGAAGTTATTGATGCTAATAAGGCAGTTGCATGTGTTGTTCCGGACAAATTTAAATCAATGTTTCAACATTTGCCAACTCAGTTAGTCAAGGAAGAGCCAAAACAAGTATCTGATACACGTAAAGAATTAATCAAAAAAGCAAAGAAACAAAATGAAAGTATTAAACAAACCCTAGGAGGAATAGTGTAATGCCAGTAACTTTATATCAAATGAAAGATAATCTTTCACAAGTAGGTCAACAACTACAACAAGTAAACGAAGAAATTGCTGTTAAAGCAGGTAATCCATCAGTTCCGGATAAAGAATTGAATGATTTAAGCCAACAAGCGGATGGACTTGAAACACGTTACAACATGTTGAAAACGCAAGTCGATAAAAAGGAGAAAGCTGAATCAGCTAAGAATAACAATTTTAAGAATTCTTCAAATCCTAAAGAAAAGAAAACACATGCATACGCTCAATTGATTCGTTCTGTTATGCGTAATGAGGCACCATCAAAAGAAATTCTTCAAGTTCTTGGAGATGATAATGGTTCCGGAGATTCTGGAACTGGTGGTCAATCATTCTTGCCAGTAACAGTTTCAAATCAAATCATTACAGAACCTCTCGAAGATAATCCACTTCGTCAAGATGAGACGGTATCAAGTATTACTAATCTAATTCTTCCACGTGTTCGGTTCCAAATTGATGATGATGGCTTCGTTAAGGATCAAGATGTAGCTAAGGAATTGAAAGAAAAGGGTGATTCAGTAACATTTGGCCGTAATAAAACCAAGATTAAGGCAGCAATTACTGAAGCTATTTTATTAGGAACTGATACAGGATTAGTTTCTTATACAAATGCGGCACTTCAATCTGGATTAGCAGTCAAAGAAAAGCGTGTTGCTTTTGCTCAAACACCTAATGCCGGCGAAGAACATATGAGTTTTTATTCAAAAGAAAATGGAATTAAGAGTATTACTGGTACTGATATTTTCGATGCTATTACCAATGCAGTTGCTGACATTTCTGACGGTTTCCAAAATGGTCTAAAGATTTATATGACAAGACCAAATTATTTAAAGATGATCAAAGAATTAGTTAATAATAGCGGTGATTTATTTGGTAAGAAGCCAGAAGAAATTCTAGGTTATCCAGTTCGCTTTAGTGAACTTGCTACAACCCCAGTTGTTGGTAATTTTGCATACGCTCAGTTGAATTATGAAATTAATCAAACTCTTTATGAACAATGGAAGGATTATGACAGAGGTATTAATTATTTCCAATTGACTGCATGGTTTGATCACCAAATCCTTCTAACTTCAGCATTCCGTCTTGCTAATGTGACAGCGGGAAAATAGATACCCCATCTGGCAATGATGGGGCCGATACCTTGGACCCAAGTGGAGATGTTAAACCAACTACCACTCAAACAGTTGCTGAAATAACAGCCTGGCTGAAAGCTCATAGCATTGATACAACTGGTAAGACAACTAAAGATGATTTATTAGGTTTAGTACCTGCAGATAAATAAGGCTGGTGATTAGATGTCTGATGAAGTAACAAAAGATAATGTTGATCAGTTAATGGACAACCTGAGAATTGATAACGCTGACAATCATGAGATTTCAATGTATAGGGATGTTGCAATTGATTATATGGTTTCTGCTATCGGTGGAACCAAAGAAGATAAATTCTATCAAGATAACAAAAGATTTGATTTAGCAGTTCAAATGCTGACTGATCATTATTACAAAAATAAGTCTGTGGCATCTTCAAGTAAGGAGAAAGAAACTTACTATGGTGTCCAGACTTTTATTTTACAGTTAAAACCAGATTATCAATTTTGGAAGGAGGCTCAGGAGAATGGCGATAACTAAAACTGGTGACTTGAATGAAAGAATTAAAATTATTTCAAAGGGTAAAGATTCAACTGATGAATATGGTGATCCGATACCTGGTAAAGATATAGAAATTTATCCAAGACTCTTTGCAATGGAAAGAACCAAAAAGGCTGATGAAATTGCCGAAAATTTGGAAGCTCTTAGAGATCAAGTACAGTTCATTATCCGTCATCGAAGGCGAACTGAGCCTCTCATCACGTCTGATATGAGGCTAATTCACCTAGTAAAACCCGAAAATATTGAGTATCAAATAACTGCAGTTGATTATGACACTCAATATCAGGAATGGGATGTAATCATTTGTGAAAGGGTTGGTCAGAAATGAGTTTTAGTTTGAATGAAGATGTAACTTCAAAACTTTCAGCATTAGGTAATAAAGGCAAAATTATTAGGAACAAATCTTTAAGAGCTGGACGTGATTTAGTTATTGAAAAGTTAGAAGCTAATACTCCTTATGAAAATCAATCAGATCGTAGCTGGAAAGGTCAACGTGAGATGGATAAAATAACTGGTCATAAAACAACATTTAAACATATGAAGGACGATATTGTTTATTCAGGAGTTGACCAAACCGGAGCGGTGAAAATTGGTTTTGGGAAGGACACCTACTGGAGGGTTCATTTTGTTGAATTAGGGACCATCAATCAACCTGCAAGGCCATTTATTTCTGACACACTATCCGATAGTAGAGATGGTTATAAATCTTTAATTGAGAAAACAGTTAGGGAGGAATTAGGAATATGATTCGTAATGCTGCTATTCAAGTTGGTAATTGGATTAAAGAATTTACCATTGGCTTTGATGATTCTAATATGTTTGTTCTTAAATCTATTCCTGAAGAATTGCTTCAAAATAAGTCTTTTCCAATTATTCGAATTGATGGATTACCGACTAAATCAAATATTTATTCCAGTAATAAAAAAAATTACGAAACGGTTGGGTGCCAGGTTAACCTATGGGCAACTACCAACCGAGAAATTGAAAAGTACCATAATTTAATCGAATCAAAACTAAGCACTCATCAATTTGAGTGCTTTTTTGATACTCAAGAAACAGATAAGAATTACGACGTTCAACGTTTAATTCTCAGATTTAATAAAACACAAAGTGTAAAGGAGATTTTTTAAATGGCTGATACACCAACTAAAAATTTAAAAGCTATCGGTACTCAAGGTTTCAGACGAATCTTTATTGGAATTATGGATGATCAAGAAAATGTTATTAAAGTAGTTCCAATTGATGAAGATTCTGGTGGGACTGTCGAATTAAAAACATCTGGATTTTCCGGTCAAATGAATGTTACTTATGCATCTAATATTGCTTACTACGTATCGAATGCTGGTACAGGTACCGGAAAGATTGAATTATCAGCAATGGAATTACCATCTGACGTAGCAACTGACGTGTTGGGTGATGAGTTAAATGAGGATGGAGTTTATATGACAAAATCTGATGTTAAACAACCATATGTTGCCATCATTGCCGAAGCACAAGATTTGAACCAAAAACCTATGTGGATTGGAATTGCCAAAGCTAAGTTCTCAACTCAAGATGCTGAAGATTTCAAGACTGGTGAAGATAAAGGTATGACACCAAATAATGTTTCTCTTACTGGTAGTGCCATTACAAGAAGAAAAGATAAGTTAGTCAAAACTAAGGCCTCGAATTCAAATGGAACTACTTTAGCTCAATTCGCAAAGGTAGTATTCCCCGGATTTACTGGAGACTTAGACGATTCAACACAAGTTCTTGATAACGAAGGTCACAAAACTGATGGCACAACACCAACAACTAATGAAGGAGCAACTGCATAATGATTTCAATTCATTTATATGATCCAGAAACTGATGAAACTAAATATTACGAACAAAATCGAATTTCATTTGGTGAACTTAAAAAGGTTTTGAAGTTTAACAAAATGCAACAAGAAGATTCTGCTGAACTAAAGATTCTTAATACCAAGATGGATAATAAAAAACTCTTAACTAGCACCGAAGAAAAGAAATACATTGAGTTATCTGGTAAAGATGATGTGTATTTGGAGGCTATGGAAACCTTAGTAGCTAGTTTATTTAAGAATCCTAAAGTAACCGTCCAATCTATTGATGATGGTTTGAGTGCTGATGGAATGTCTACATTGTCAGATATCTTAGCTGATGCTATGGGTGGTGTTGATGCTGATAATAACCATCCAGCAAAAAAATAACTGCAGCTGAAGGTCTGAAAATTTTAGATGACTTAACCGATCAACAAATGAAGAACGGCGTGTCATTTAAAGATATTGATGATGCAGATGCTGATAGCTTTCTAAATTATCTACATCGAAAGGCAACATCAGATGATAGTGGATCAACTGCTAATACTCAAATGATGTCAGCAGAAGACTTCTACAAGAATTTCTAAAGGAGGTGTCAGTTAAATGGCTAGTAGTGGGCGACCTTTAGGCTCAATGGTTATTGAATTAGATATGACTTCAACTAAGTTTGAAAATTCGTTGAAGTCAATTCAAAATCAATTTCGTTTGGCCAAGAGTGAAATGAAAGCCAACTTATCAGTCTTAGATACAACTGGCACTTCTTACGAGAAGGCAAGTTCTAAAGTTGAAGAACTATCTAAACTGATGAGTGTCAACGAGAAACAAATTTCGGCATTAAAAGATAGATATGATACTGCAGTTAAAGTTAATGGTGAGTATTCTGATTCTGCCATGAAAGTTGCTAATCAGCTAAATAAAGCCGAAGCACAACAAGCTCAGTATCAACGTCAATTGGATAATGCAAAGATTGCTGTTAAAGAAGCCGAGCGTGGAACTAATTCTTATCGTGAAGCTCTAGCACGTATTCAGAAACAAACGAAGGTGGAAGTTGATAGTTTATCTACTCAAGGCAAGCAGACTGAAGCTAATGTTGTTAAATACCGTGCTTTAGGTAAAGAAGTTGATAATTATAGTAAAATTATTGCTTCCGAAAAAGCCAAATTAGCAGACCTAGTTCAAACTAAGGGCGAAGATGCTAAAGAAACTCAAGACCAGAAAGCCAAGGTTGCGGAACTAAATGCAGTCCAGGAGAAATCCCAATATCAATATGATCAATTGGGCAAAAAAGTTAAGAATTTCTCTAGCAATCAAGCCCAAAGTATTGATAGTCTTAACAAAATTTCATCAAAATTAAGTGCTGTTAGTGGAGAATTAAAAAGTGCCGGAACAGCAATGACTACTAAATTCACCGTCCCAATTGTGGCTGGTATGGGTTACGCAGTTAAAAGTGCAACTGATTTTTCGTCTCAGATTGCCACGATTAAACCGCTACTTCAAACAAATGGCGATAGTGTTAAACAAATTCGTAAAGAAATTGTTGCAATGAGTGATGACTCTAAGAAGTGGGCCACACAATATGGTGTATCTACAACCTCAATTAATGCCGGAATGGCCGAATTAGTAAGACGTGGTTATAATGCTGAACAAACATTAGGAGCCATGCCCTCAATTTTGAATGCTACCAAAGCATCAGGCGAAGATTTTAATTCTGTAATGGATGTATCAACTTCAACATTGGAGCAATTTGGATTAAAATCTACTTCTACTGCTGGAATGTTGAAGAATACTCAGCGTGTTACTGATAGTTTGACCTATACAGCTAATGCAACAGCTGCAGGTTTTCAAGATATGGGTGATGCAATGAC